AAGCTGCTGCGCACGGTGTGACGTTGACCGCTGCGGACACTGTTATCTTCTGGGGGCCAGTGATGTCTGTTGAGACTTATAAACAATGTATCGCTCGTTCAGATCGTATTGGGCAGGACTCGACCAAGGTGACAGTCATCCACCTACAGGGTAGTGACATCGAGAGAAAAATGTTCCAGATGTTAGAAGAACGTGTTGACGATCATGCGCTGCTCATAAAACTTTACGAATCATGCTTGCGCGATGACAGAATAAATGTATAATTCTTGACATAACAAAAGGAGAGTAAAACATGGATGCCATTCCATTGGACAAATTGACGAGGGTGTACATCAAGATGCGCACCCGAATCCAAGAGCTAACAAAAGAATACGAGTCGCAGATTGAGGAACTGAAGTTGCAGCAAGATGAAGTTAAAGCTGCAATCAAGGACCAATTGAAAGCGCTCGGTAGTAAGTCGGTACGCACCGACTACGCTACTGTTACTTTAACTATAAAGAAACGGTACTCGACTCAAGACTGGGACGCCTTTAAGCAGTTTGTCGTGGAGCACGATGCGCTTGATCTTTTTGAGAAGCGTATTGCTCAATCCAACATGAACAAATTTCTTGAAGAAAATCCCACGCTTGTTCCCCCCGGTCTGCAAGCAGATACGGAATACGATGTCTCTGTAAGGAAACCAACCAAATGAGTAACGTAGCTGTTTTTAATCCATCTAAAGTCCCCACGTTTGCCAAAGGCAGAACCTCCGCACTTTCACAAGCACTCGGTGGTAACGCTGGTGGTGGGCGTAAGGGGAAGAGCATCTCCATCCGCGGTGGTGTGTTTCGTTTAATCAGTGACGGTAAAGAAGTTGCCGCTATTGATGACCGTCATCTTGACGTTGTGATCGTTGCCGCTGCCCCCAAGATCGGGCGCACTTTCTTTGCTGAGAAGTACGAGGAAGGCAAGAACGTAGGCCCAACATGTTGGTCAGCAGATGGTGACAAGCCTGACGCTAAAGCTGCTACACCACAACACAGCAACTGCGCTGACTGCCCTCAGAACATTCAGGGTAGCGGTGAAGGTACAAGTCGCGCCTGTGGTTTTAAGCAACCGATTGCTGTGGTGTTGGCAAACGATATTGGTGGTGACGCGCTTGCACTTACCCTTCCTGCCACTAGCATCTTTGGTAAAGAAGTTAATGGCGATATGCCTTTGAAGGCATATGCTGCGTGGCTTGCTGCACAGGGCATCAACCCTGAAGAAGTTGTCACGCGTATGCGGTTTGATACGAAAGCTGCTGTACCCAAGCTGTATTTCAAACCCATGCGCTGGCTGTCAGACGACGAGTTTGCAGACGTTGAGCCAAAGCTTGATTCTGAAGAAGTTCAGAAGATGGCAACGCTTTCGTTCTCACCGTCTGCTCCTCAAGTTGCAGCCCCTGCACCTATGCTCGAAGGCACACGCCCTAAAGCTGCGGCAAGCAGAAAGAAAGCTGTTGAAGTTGATGACGCTGGCGATGACGAGCCTGAAGTGCGTAAAGAAGCCGCCCCTACTAACGCAGTACCCAAGAAGTCTGGGATTGCTGCTACTGTAGATGCTTGGGATACCGACGACTAATTAACCGGGGGCGCAAGCCCCCTTACACACTATGCCCTACTCTGAACGAACTAAAAACGCAGTTAAACACGCCCCACGTACGCTAGGCTCGCGCCTTGGACGATGGGCCATACACCGAGATTTCTCTGTATTACGTATCTCAAAATTTACTGGAGCGACAAGGCAGACGGTTTACAACTGGATGTCAGGCGTGGAGGTCACCCCTGCCTACCGCTCACGTGTACAGGAACTCATCAATATTCTTGAAAGGCAACCAACAGCCGATCACGCATGGAGACAGATATGCGAGGACTACAACCTACAAGCATGACAGACTCAGAGCTGTTGAACTATTGTGAAATACATTGGGATGAACTTGAACCTGACTATCTGAAGGAGTTGATACAACGTATGGCGCGTTACATAGAAACGCACATACCTGACATTGCTGAACCAAAAGACGAACGCCAGTTACCCCTGTTCTGACCTGTGGAGTTTTCATGCAACCGCAAGAGTTTCTGGCGGCAGTCCTCCCATCGACGGGCGTGTACTGTATAGCCGAGTTATCAAGTAAAAAGAAAGAGCATGTTTTTGCAACAAACTTAGGAGAGTTTCAGCATGTCGTAGATACGTGGGTTAAGAACAGGCAGGACGTTTACTTTGCGCTTGCTACCTTTAAAGAAGAAGGAAACCGTACGGCTAAGAATGCAGAGTTCATACGCGCTGCATTTCTGGATATGGACGGGTACGAAACCAAGCGTGATGCTGCCGAGGCGTTGGATGTGTTTCTTGAAAAGACAGACCTTGCGCAGTTAGGTCAACCACTTGTCGTTGATTCAGGTGGTGGGCTTCATGTGTATTGGCCTTTCACCGAAGACATACCTATTGATGTATGGAAACCTGTTGCAGAGAACTTAAAGCGTTTGTGTGCACAGGAGAACATGCGTATCGACAACAGCGTGACGGCTGATGCAGCGCGTGTGCTGCGCATACCGGGTACTGTTAACTTCAAACCAAAGTACCCCAAACCCCGCGCTGTGCGTATCATGGTGGAGGCAAATCCCAAAGCGTTTGACTTTGGTACGTTCTCTGGACAACTCATTAAGAAGCTAAACGGACATGCCTATAGCCCCTTACTGGCACAGAAGATTGAGATCGAAGGCGAACGACCTAAAGGCGCACGGTCAGAATCAGCGATCAAGATGTTCGACAATCTGCAAAGCGAGTTTAAGCTTTTGTGGATTAAGACGATTGAAGGCACAGGTTGTAAACAGCTTCAGTATTACAAGGACCACGCCAGTGAAGACGGCATGGAACCGCTATGGCGAGGCTTACTATCTTGGACAACGCGTTGTACAGATGGAGGTGACTATGCGAGCCGCATTTCGGAGATGCACCCGTATGACGAAGATCGTATGCGGCAGAAACTGCGTGAGATTAAAGGCCCGTATCCGTGCGTCAAGATGGATAGCGAGAATCCGGGCGTTTGTACAAAGTGCCCGCACTGGGGAAAGATAACTAATCCACTCGTCCTGTGCCGCACGGTGGCAACGGATAACACTGAGAAACAAATTGAGATACATAACGAGGAAGAAGAACTTCCCGTACAGATTGTTCGCCCTGCACCCCCACGAGGTTACAGCTACGGTGCAAAGGGTGGCGTGTTTGCCGACAAGACGCTTGAGGACGACGAAGGAAAGAAGACTAAAAAATCCGTGATGATTCTGCCGTACACATTGTTTGCGGTGGACATTCTCAAACAGCCAACGGGTGAGCATGTTGTCCACATGATTGCCGAGCGCGACGACGAATACCACGACATACTGCTCAATCAAAAGTCAGTTGTCAGTAAAGACGAAACCGTTAAGACCCTCGCAGCACAAAACATTATTGCCTCAACAGGCTCAGGCAATGACAAAAACTTGTTTGAGTACGTGCGCGGGTGTGTGGAAAAGGCTAGCGTATCTCAGCAACCGCTTGTCATACCGTCAAACTACGGATGGCAGAATCACGACCGTCTGCTGACAGGACACAACGCGCCCTTTGTGCATGGTGGCATGGTGTACCAGAACGGTGTGGCGCGTAAGGTTCCCATGCCTGACCTCCAGAACATCACAGCTAGTATGCGCTCGATGGGCACTCTGGACGGATGGAAGAACATCATACAAGTGCTGATCGATAAAGGGCTCGACGACATACTGGCTATGCTCTGCGTGGGGCTGGGCTCGCCGTTCATGGCGTTCAGTAAGCTGGCGGGGATGACATTTCACTTGGGGTCTACGGAGTCCGGCACGGGTAAGTCGTTGGCGTTACGTTTGGCAGCTAGCGTGTGGGGGCATCCTGATCACTTCCGTGTCAGTCGCTCTACGTCTGACGTAGCCATGATCCACCATGCGGGGATGCTTGGTTCAGTGCCGCTGATCTCTGACGAGATTACGGTTAAGAACCGGCGTGACTTTGAATGGTTCCCTGCCATGCTGTTTGACTTCAGTGAGGGTAAGGGCAAGGAGCGCATGGAGTCAGGCGCTAACAAAGAAAGGATCAACACCACAGCGTGGTCACTGCTTGCACTGATGGCATCGAACACGCACGTGGTGGACTACATGACGGGTAACCGCAAGCACTCATTTGAAGGTGAGCTGCGCCGTGTACTTGAGCTGACACTCACAAACACGTTAACGTGGGACGATCATGAGCGTGATGCCATCGTGTCGCTGTCACAGAACTACGGGGTAGTCGGTCCCCACTATGCGAAATGGCTGTCCCAGAATGCGATGGAGGCACAGAAGCTGTACAAGAAGATTGAGAAACACATTCGTATGGATTTCCGCTCACCCGATGATGAACGCTTCTGGACAGCAGGCTGCACATCTTGTATCGCTGGGGCTGTTGCTATGGGCAGTAAACACATGGGGCTGATTGATCTGCCTGTTGAGCGCATCATGCGTGTGTTCCGCAACCTAGTGTTTAAGAGCAGGGACACTGTGCAGAGCAGCAAGCGCACAGTCGAGGATGTACTCAACAGCTATACACGCGAGTTCTACGGTAAGTTTGTTGTCATCAAGGCTGTGGACGGTACGCTCGCTGCAACGCTCGGTGACGGTGGTGTGATCGATGAAACCATATCTCGGTCTGAGATTGCAGGGCGCGTTGAACACGGGCTGACGCCGGGGTACATCGACTACGTGATTGAAGAAAACTTACTGAAGTCTTACTGTGCGTCCATGAGTTTTGGGTACGCAGACTTTAAGAAGCAGATCGAGAGGCTGTACCGTGTGACATACGGTAAGACAGACTTGATGAAGAAAACCCGTGGCCCACAGATGCGCGTCAATGCAATCCGAATCTCAATGCCAGAAATCGAAGACTGAACTTGTTATCCCGTGGGACCAAGTCCCACAGGGAGGGGGCTTCTTCGTGCCTACGCTTAACCCACAACAAACGATTGAGCAGGTCTTTCGCTCAGCAACAAAGCACCATATCTTTTACCTCAAGCACAGCACGTGTATTGTTAACGGGCGGCTAGGCGTTTACTTTCGGAGACAGCAGCTATCATATCTTTAGCAAAAGCGATTCGCTCTGCTCTGATCTCGTCAAGCTCTTTGCGCTTCTGAGCGGGTGTCATGTTTGGATCTTCGCGTACCACCCGTTCTTCTCTGGCAAGATCGCCCATCTTCTTTTTGAAGCGTCCAG